GCTTGTCTGTTGATGGCCTCCTCAAAGCTCTCGTTAGCCAACCGATACTTCATGGCATGGAGGTCGTCGCATGGTTTAACCTGTGGTCCTACTGAGTTTCTTCCGTACATATCTTATTCCTTTAATGTTTAATTATTGTTTTTACTTCTGGAAAGTCTGGACCTTGAGTCATTCTTACATAGAAATCTTCAAGAGCAAGGGTCACAAAGAAGGACGATGTTCTGTCATTTAGTTTACTCATGTCCTTTAACCATGTATAAAAACCAGGGTCCAGTCCCTCTGTCTCTATTAATTCGTCAAAATAGTTGTTCTCTATGTCCTTATCCATTACGATTTTCCTCTCTAATTTCCTCGGCTATCGCTGAGTATCCTGCAATATCTACAAAACTGTCAGTCGTATGTGTATTGATCAACCTAGCTACCTTAAGAAGTATCATCATAATAGCTACATCCTCTGGAGTAACTGAGTTTTTTCCTTCAAGGTAAACATTCCAAAGGTTAGCTATACGTTGATGATTATCAAGAGCATCTCCGTAGTCACTGTCTCGCTCACCGTTGATTATCTCTACTGCCTTAGTCAGAACATCATTCCTGTTCATCACTGTACTCCCTCATCAATGCCATCCAACTATTAGGATACAGGTATTTGCAGTGTTTGTCAATACTTTCCGCAATAAATCTTGTTTCTTTTTGGGTGTCATCCGCCATCCGTAGTTTACATATCCTAGCAAACGCATAGAGAGAGCCTGTCCAGTACCACTCTGTGTATGTAGACTGAGGCAGAACCATACGAGCTTGCTCAGGGCATACACCTCTACGAAGCAGGGTTTCATAGGTCCACTTAGCCTTAATCAAAGCTAACTCATAGTCATTACTGAAGGGGCGTAGGCCGTTGGGATGTACAGGGTTGATATCAATCTCTTTATCTGAGGACCCCTGCTTTTTATCTTCAGCTACCCCTCTCCAAACATCGGGGGTATAGAACTCAGGTTCACTGCTTACGTACCTACGGCTGACCTCGTTCCACGCTAGTCCTACCTGATGCTTTCCTAACTGACGGGCTACAAACAAAGGAGCCTTGATACGGAACTGCAACTGAACGTGACTAAAGGGGGACCAGTGTTGATGTTTAGCTAGGTACTCAAGAAGTTTTTTATCCTTCTCTTTGAGGTCCAGGCTAGACAGTCTTCCTGTAACCCCCATCTCTCGTGTTCCTAAGAGATCCCAAGAACTTTCCTTGTCAAAAGATACCCTTGCTGCATTGACTACAGTAAGGTCGTCTCCTAACTTATCTACTATATCAACATTCATTGGTCTTCCTCTTCCCCTTCTATGTCAACGTCGAACTCTTCACGCAGTTCATCAAGGTAACTTTCGACTATATCTTCAAACCTTTCAAGAATATCCTCACTAGTAATATCCAGAAAGTCACAAAGAAAATCGGGATCAGTAATCTCCGCGAGTCTCCTTAAGAATTGTTCATTCGGTAAAGGCATTGGTTATGTCCTCCAATGTGTACCACTTGAACCCTTCCTTCTCACACCATTCTGACATATTCATTTTACTTCCCTTCCTTAGTTTTTTATTTGGGTTATACAGAAGAAAAACTAACTGTCTTTTCTTTGGTAAACTGTCCCGTATTGCTTTGTACTTCTGCGTGTCACCGACCCTGAAGTATCCCTTAGCCTCCACAAGAATATCTATTTTGTTTTTATTGTTTCTCCCTACAAAGTCAGGGATGTAATTCTTGTGAATGACATAAGGGACCTTCTCTGATTCGTACTTACAGTACGACTTCAGTAAGAGACCGGCAGTCTCCTCGAACTTATTCCGATACTTTGGAGGCACTCTTCTTAGCCTTGGTTTCTTTAATCATAGCCTGGAGATACCCTCCACTTGGCGCTTGAGTAGGGGTGCCATACAACTCCCACCCCTCGTTGAGAAGATCAGTTACCTGCTGCTCAAGGCGGTCCTGACGTGGTGTATTTACTACTCGATATTGTTTCATAGCTTTACTCCTCTAGGTTAATCTCAGGATAGGCTTTACCCTGACGGTTCTTAGGTACGTTTACGACGGTGGTTAAAAACTTTGGACCAGATCCAGTATGAAAGGCGCGGACTTCTGGATAACAAATCTTCTTGTATTGACAATACGAGCAGGTAGTAGATAGCTTTAAGTTGCCTGACTTTCCGTCCTCTATTGGAGAGTAACATCTTGAAGGTCGGTCTTCCTGCTTTACGGACTTTTTTACATGCTCAATCCTTTCCTCAATGTCACCTGAGAAGTGTTCATACATAGGGTCTTTAGTATTATCTAGGTCATACTTAAGAACAGCCAGCTTACCACTGTCTCTGTCCATAGCAAGCCATGCCCACTTACGGTCTCCCTCCGCATGGGCATAGGCCTTGATCTGATCGACATAACCGAAGTCATCGTTGGCGGCTAAGGTCCTGTCATTAAACTTCATCAAGCCAAACTTAGTTGTGGACTTAACGTCAACTACAGTGCCATCAATCTTACAGTCCATGTGACCCCTCACTCCACCAACTGACACTTCCTTCTGTTCGTCCGTTACCTCATGTCCGGTAAGACGCACAAGAAACAGGAGCATCTCCTCAATCATGTGGCCGTACATAAACTTGATAAGAGTGTGAGGTTTGATACGCTCACCCCTGTAGCCGTTGTACGAAAACCACTGGATAAGATCATTCTTACCCACTGAGGAAAGGCGTAGTTTTCTACCGTCCCTACGTCCACCTGGAAGGAACTCCTTACGCATGATGTCCTTCATTGACTCACCAAATTTATCTATCTCTCCCTCTATGTCAACGTCCTTGTCAGTGTTTCTGTTGACCATGAGGGTATAGATATCTTCGACTAAGGTATCTAAATTCTTTTCCATTATACTCTCCTATTAGTGGGTTGCTGCCCAATTAATGCCTACCTTATACTCACCATCAAGAGGACACTTCAGTTTCATCCTGTCACCCGCAGCCTTGATACACTCTACAGCTAACCAGCCCATCTTCTCTGCTTGATCTTCCCTGACCTCCACTTGAAACTCATCATGAATATTGCCTACAAAACTATACTCTATATTATGTATTGTAGCATACTCATCAAGTATCGTCAAGGACTTCTTCATTATTATTGCACCGGCAGACTGAAGAAGTGTATTCAAGGCGGCGTGTTCACTCCGCAGGACTAGCTTTCTTCCGTCGAGTCCTTTGAGGTATCCTCGCTTGGCTGACTTGGCAACCCGTTCTCGTAAATGTCTAAGAGGCGGTGTGTTGTTAAGAAACTTTTCCTTAAGTTCTGCTCCGTCTCTTCGAGAACCTCCAACAATAGCTCCGATTTTTTCGTCCCCTGCACCGTAGAGGAAAGCATAGATAAAAGTTTTAGCGAGGTCTCTTGTTGCAAGTCCAGCATTTTTTTGATTGGTTGTGTGTACGTCTCCATTGGTAACTTCATTTGTGTACTCCTCATCATTCATGTAGTGGGCTAACATTCTCAACTCCAGGCCAGCGGCATCAATACCCACGAGCCTGTAACCTTTTGGTACTGTCCAGCACTCACGGCATTCAGTACCGTATGGCGAGTAAGAGGCGGGAACCTGTGCCATGTTGGGGCTACTGTGTGTCATACGCCCCGTCACTGCACCGATAGAATTGACCCTACCGTGGACCCTACCGTCCTCCTCTACCGCTTCTATCCATGACTGTACCTGTGCCGTTCTCTTCTGTATCAGTAGATACTCTGCGATTAGTTTGGCCTCAGGTATATCAACCCTAGATAAAACTCCTTCATCTACTATTGCCTGACCCTTCTCAGTAAACATCTTAGGTTTCCACCCGAAGAACTGTAGGTGTCTGGCAATCTGTTGTCTTGACCCTAGATTAAATTCGGGAAAAGAAACTCTACTAAATGGACCAGCCACATCAGTATACCGATCCCCAAGAAACTTAAGGCCAACCACACTAAGACTTCCGTCCTTGTTAATCTTAGGCGTAACCTCTTTAACAAATAACGGCAGAGGCTTGAACCTCTTATGTACTTCTTGCTCCACTTCCATGCTACGTTGCTTAAGTTTTGCTTGTAAATTAAACGCTCGTTCAACATCTAGTTCCCATCCTTTGTTCTCTTGCTTAGTTATAATACGCTGTACGTCATGCTCTAGCTCTATGGACTCACCGGGAAACTCCTTTAGTTTCTCAGTAAGTTCAGTATATAACTTAGCAGTAACGTCCAAGTCTCTCTCGCAGTACTCAATCATCTCATCCGACAGGGTAGACCAGTCGTCGTGATCTCCCTTCTCAAACCCCAGTCGTTCTCCCCATGCTCTGAGTGAATGCCCTCCCTCTATCTGAGGGTTGTGCAAACGGGAGAGGAGAAGGGTATCAACTACGTTGGGGAGTGTAATTCCCAACAGGTCATTCATTACAGGACTGTCGAACCCAATAATATTATGACCAACCACAGTAGAATATCCATTGATGTACTCCTGTATCTCTGTTGCGTCACTAAACGAAGGCGTAAGGAAACTCTTCTTCGTCTTCGTCTCCAGGTCCATCGTTCCTATCATCCATATCCGCTCTATCGAAGAGGTCTGGATCCCTTTTAATTCGGTAGTTTCGATATCTAAGATAAGCATCCGGGTCATTGATTAAAGTCTCACCTCTGTCCAAAGCCTTGTGTTCTAAAGTATGGCAGTTCATACACAGTATAGCACACTTACGAGCCTCTTTCAATACTCTCTCCATTTTCATGTGCGACCATGCGTTTATTCCTAAATCAAGTTCTTTTTCACTAGGGTCTAGATGGTGAAAGGCCAAAACATCAGACGGCCAATGCTCTTTACATATCTCGCATTTCCCTCCAGTTTGCTGCATTATATAGGACTCTTTCCTTTTCCTTCCTCTTATGTATATTTTTAAACTTTTACTTGGGTTATCAAAATTCTTCATGGGCTACCTCCTGTATCTCAGGTGCCACACCCGCCACCATACGAGAGGTATCGTCCTCGTAGTACAGCCATCCAGCGTGTCCCGTGCGTCCCGTGCGGCGGCACTTCACTAGCTGCACCTTGGTACAGTTCCTAGCGTAGTCGTCCTCCGACATCTTGTCCCTACTTAGGAGTATGGTATTGAATGCGATCTGGTTGATCGAACCGGACCCCTTCATGTCGTACTCGTTGACATCGTGAGGGTCCTTAACGCTGGGCTTTCGTAGGTGTGACACGATGATGATGGCCGCATTGGTTTCCTTGGCCAGCTTCAGGCACCTGTCCATGAACGAGTCAATCATCCCGTTCTCGTTGGACTGCACCGCTGCCTGTAGTGGATCAAGGATTACCACATCACAGTCCATCCCCTTGATCAGATACCTCATACGAGAGAACAAGTCCTCGATGTCTGAGGCTCCGGCATGGTCGTCAAGGTGTATCCTGTCGGTCTCCTGTAGTTCCTCATAGTGAGGACGGTAGGAACTGTAGTCCCGTTCCTCTTCAGGTATCACCTTGATATTAGTACCGGCAACCACCCCCACTACGTTCTCGGTAGTCTCGCCTATGGATGCCTCAAGAAACACCGCTCCGATCCTACGGTTGGTCTCCTTGTACATACCATAGAGTAGATTGGTGACGAAGGTAGTCTTACCTACGGAGGTCAAGGCACCAATCACCGTGACCTCACCAGCGGCCATGCCCCCGTTCATCATCTTGTTGAGGGTGCCGAAGGTGGATGGAAAGGGTATGATCTCTGCCTTGCCACGGGTGACAAAGGCGTCCCAACATACCTCGTCGGACAGTGAGACCACCCCTGCTGGCTTATAGTCCTTAGCGTCCCACCAGCACTTGACGAACTCCTGCACCTTACCGGCAGTCAGCATATCGGCGGCGTCCTTCATGGGCAGACGTACCACCTTTGCCTTGTTAGGTGAGAACAGGGGGACCACCTCATCAGCGGCCTTCTGTCCAGCAGCATCGTTGTCAAAACAAACGACCACCTTATCGAATGTCTCTAGCCACTCAAGGTTCTCCTTGATGTCCTTGGATGCGGCGGCGGAACCTCGTTTGATACTTACTACTGGCCACTTGCCGTCGAACATCTCGGCCACTGCTAGACTATCAAGTTCGCCCTCGGTTATCGTAATAAACTTACCGCCACCTGACCACACGTTCTGTCCAAAGAGACCAGTGTTTTCCAGGGTGCCGGTAGAGTAGAAGTCTTTAGTAATGCAGTTACGGACCTTGGTTCCCACTAGTTTGCCAGTGTCCTTGTCGTGGTATGGGTAGTGATGTTTGTTGTCTTCTAAAGTTACCCCAAACTTCTCGACTATTCGCTGAGATATATTTCTATCCTTGATGGGTCCTGATGTACCGGACATTTCCAATCCTCTCGTTTTCTGGGACCGTCCCAGGTTTTCGATGGGAGGGGGAATTTCACCCCCTGCCCTCTCGATATGACCACACTTGAAGCAGTACCCATGCCCGTCATCGTACACTGCGAGGTTATCCCCCGTCTTATCTTCTCCGTCAGTACGACATGAGGGGCATGGTGCCTTGCTTATGAAGTTAGACTGGAGCATTAAAAGTCCTCATCATCTGCGCCATCCATACCCTCGGCCATCTCCAGTACCTTGATCTTCTTGAAGTACGGAGCAACACCATGTGTAGGGTGCGGCTTACCGGGCTCCCACAGTACGCGAACACGGGAACCATACGGGATGTACTTGGCAATGGACTCACCTTCCGCATCAAGAACAGGGAACCCAGGGAACTTGGTTACGAACTTACGCTGGGGTTGGTTCTTGTACTCCTTCAGCTTCACCCCTGTCTCAGCCAGCTTTGCTGCCTCATCAGGTTCCAGGGTGAGGACGATGGAATACTTGCCCGTGTCCTGTCCATTAAAACGCTCAGTCTCATTAAGGTTTGAGAACGCAACAGTACCTTCAGTAATCATAGTATCTTCTCCTTCAGTTAGCTAGGG